CCTCAAACTCGCGACTGATTTTCAGTTTGCGTTCATAACGGGTGAGTTCCGTAACTTTCATTACGTTCTCCACCTGTGAAAAACTTTTTAGCATGCTGTGACCCTTTAAAAGGATATCAGCATGTATACCATCTGGAGGAACGCTCATACCATCGACAAGATGGAGAAGATGTTCCACGTTCGGCAGGAGTGTGGCTATCAAATAGCCCGCCCCCCCCTGGGTTCCATGTTGGAACACAGTTGCCAAGAACTCCAGAGCTTCCTGGTCGGAAGCCAGCTGCGGATCTAAACCTTCCGTAGTGGTATAACGCCATGAGCTGTTGTAAAGCAACTCGTTGGCGTGGGCTGCACGACTCTTATAAGTGCGTACAGTTTCACCACTCTTCTCTAGGGAATCAAGGTACGGCTCAAGACGAGCCCACCAAGTCTCCCCATCGGGGTTCCAACCGAAGCCATAAGGTTCCGGTATGGGTCCTAGGACCTTCAGGACACGACGCTGTCGTCTCCGGAATAGTCTTAACGACCTTGGGCCTAAGTTACGAGCGACGTCTATGAAGGAGTTATCACTCCTCCCACGCCACTTGTAACCACGTAGCACGATATCACGAAAGACCACCCGACCTGCGAATTCGCAGAGGGCGGAACTCTCTATCGTCTTTTCGGGCGAGATCGGCACGCCGATCGCCTGCATGATCATGCTATAAACTTTGGCGACCATGTCGTTAAAGATGGCCACATCATCCCCCAGGAGCAGGTAATCCGGCTCCTGTCCCAGCATCACGAAGATTCCTCTAATGAGGAAGTGGTGACACAAGGCAAAGGATGCAAAGCTAGGGTACAACCCCAAGGGTTGACCCACAGTCCACGACAAGAGGGATGAATACCCCACTCGCTGTTCGGCAGCAAAAGCTGCACGGACGCGTGGATGCTCGGGTAAGTTATCGACAGAAACCTGCCAATCACCAGTACAGACGGCCTCAAAGAGGTCCACCCAGTGCTGGGGCACTCCTAACTGTCTAAGCAGATAAATCTGCAAAGACAACGGAAAATTATCCGTTGCATTAGACAGATCAAAGCAGTGAGCAGTTTTTCCCTGGTTTAAGAAACCTTGGATAACACCCACAGCCCTGTCCTGGTCGTACGTGTAGTCCTGAGGGATTTCACGCAAAGACCGGAATAGAGCGTCACCAAGTGGTTTCAAAGCCATCTGGTGCACCCTATAAGGGTTGGCAACAAACCGGAGCTTATAGCCTGGCTCTTGGATCCAAGAAATGGATCCTACAAGCGCCCTATCGGAGGAGCTAGCATCGCGGGTAACCGCAGCTGCATAGTACTCCCACATAGGCTCCAAACCTTTCAACACACCTTCATAACACCACCAATACTTGGCGGTGAAGTCGGGACGTGTTGCGAGGCATCCCATCGAGTTGAGCACTCCTTGAACCTCCGGCGCAGTGCCGTAGGACAGCGGACCCCTTTTTGTAGGGGAAGGCTGATATTCAATGAGGGGTGAGCCCTTCTTTGCCTCCAAGGCAGAAAATCCGAAACTCACTGGCAAACAATTGTCAAGTAGAACCTGGCAGCTTTGTAAAGCTACACTGTCTGCCTGCTCGCGTCTAACAGCACGAAGAAACTTCGTGAACTGTCGTTCTGTCATCCTGACAGATCCATGGTTCAGAAATTCAAATGCCGTATACACCATTAAGGCGTTCCAGCATTTGAAGAGATCCCGCCTCCGGAAGCTCCACAGGACCCCTAAGGGACCTTTAGGTCTTCCGTCTGGGTGGCGAGCCACCCAGGGTGCTATGGGTTTTAAACCCGCCAAGTGCCTCAGGTAATCTACCTTCAGTGACTTTATGCGAGCTACTACCCACTCCTCCCCATTGGCTTTACGCCAAGAGGATAAGAGGGAAACAATTTGAAAGGCCTGTGTGCCA